GACACAATAAAGGAAATCAGTAAAATTGATAAATAATAGCGTATACACAGGAGATTATTATGATTACAGTAACATATAAAGATGCACATGGAAACTGGAAAGCTGACGGCAGTGAACACTTGTTGTTGGATCAAGCCAAAGCACACGCAGCACAGTATCCAGAATACAAGGCTTGGAACGGAGATCTATTGTTAGCACACTTGTTTAATGCAGATGCTAAACTAGTAGAACACTTCCATAAAGTCAAAGCAGAAGCCCCTACACCAGTAGAGGAAGCAGAGCATGAAGAAATTGAACCGGAAGATGACATTCTTGAAGAAGATGATGAATAAACTATTCCACGCCCTAGAGCGTTGGTTTATGTTTGTAGGTGACAAGATTTACAGATTATTCAACTAAATACAGTTACCAAAAGAACCTTGTTGATTTAGTTACTTTGGATCTGTAGCAATACAGTTAAACCTCATATAGCCCCCTTGTAAGCTATATGGGGTTTTCTTTTGACCATATTGCCGTTTATTCTCACAAAAAAAGTATAAATACAATACCAGCCAAACAGTGGGGGTTCTGTGAGGAGTGGTGAGCCCTGACTGTTTACATTCCTTGTTGCGTCAGGGCTTTTTCTGATGATTTAGAAATAGATAAATAACATTGTAAAACAAACAACAAGGAATCAAAGCATGCAACCAGAATTAGCAAAATTAATAAAGGCCCTAACAACCCTCTCTAATTTAGTAATCATATACCTGTTTATAACATGGTCATACGCTGGATTAGAATTCTTATTGAGGAGTATATTACAGTAATGTCAGCACAATATAACATAACAGTGAATCAGAACGCAGACTTCCGCAGAGCGTTTCAGATCAAAGAGAATAACGTAGTAGTAGACATTACTAACTACGTGTTTAGCGGAAGATTAAAAGCCAGTTTCAATGACAGCACATATGTAGACTTTACATGTGCTATAGAGAATGCCGCAGCTGGAACATTTAGCATTAACCTTACAGACACTGCCACAGGTGCTATGAGCCCAGGAACATGGGTGTATGATGTAGTAATGGCAACAGATGCAGGTGTTAAAACAAGATTATTTCAAGGTAACGCATTCCTTAAACAAGGAGTAACGCCATGACCGTATACACTACACTACCAACAGATGATTCAAATTTAGAAGTAGAGTTAACTGAAAACAGTGACCTAGTTACACTAAACCTTAACCCTGCACAAGTAACAGGGTCAGGTGGTGCATTGGGAACTGTAACTAATGTAGCTACAGGCACAGGATTAACAGGTGGACCAATCACTACAAGTGGAAGTATTAGTATTGATTCAACAGTAGCAACACTAGATGGTGCTCAAGCATTAAGCAACAAAACAGGATTGATATCACAGTGGACAAATGATAGTTCATACTTAACAAGTGTTCCGGCACAATCATTTAGTAGTCTTACAGGCAAACCAACTACCATTGCAGGCTATGGAATAACAGATGCCTTTGATGGAGCATACAATAGTTTAACAGGCAAGCCTACATTGTTTAGCGGTGACTATGATGACTTAACCAATAAACCAACAATCCCAACCAACAACAATCAATTAACAAACGGTGCAGGATACACAACCAATACTGGAACTGTAACAGCATCAAGCACAGACACATTCACTAACAAATCAGGTAACATTAGCCAATGGACAAATGATGCAGGCTATCTAACAAGTAGTAGTGATAGTCAAACATTGAGCTTTGCCAATCCAAACCTCAGCATCTCAAACGGCAACTCAGTAGACCTATCAGCACTTACTCCAACTTCATTGGCATGGAGTGCTATTACATCTACGCCAACTACACTAAGTGGATACGGAATAACAGATGCATTTAGTGGAGCATACGCAGACCTAAGTGGCAAGCCAACATTGTTTGATGGTGCGTTTTCAAGTTTAACAGGCAAACCAACAACCGTTAGTGGATATGGAATAACAGATGCCTTTAGTGGTGCATATGCAGACTTAACTGGTAAGCCAACTATACCAACACAAACAGTAATCAATAACAATGCTGACAACAGAGTCATAACAGGTAGTGCTACAGCAGATTACCTTAATGGTGAAAGCGGTCTAACATATGATGGTGCTAAGATGGAAGTTCAAGGAACTGCCGCTGGTGTAAATGATCCAGTGCTACATCTTAAAACAGATAATTCAGGTTGGAATAGACCAACACTAATGGCAGAAGATTCAAATGGTAAAGTGTTCTCACAAGTGGGACAACTTAACACTGGTGGCAACTATTATCAATACAACATTACACTAGACCCTGACAATGATCAGGCTAGAACAAACGTAGGTGGCAATGGTAACACATTTGCTGGTGATTACTTTGTGGGTATAGAAAAGAACTTCAATGACACTGACAACATAGCCATGGACATGAAAGTGTTTGGTGCTCACAATGGATTCAATCTAAGAGTATTTGATGACAACAACGGTGGAGTAAACAGTTATGGATTAAAACCATTTAATGTTTACGCAAGTGAAATGGTAGTAGAAGCAGATGGAACACGTGCATTAGATGTTTTAAACAATAGTATTAAATTCTTTGACAGTTATGAATTTCCAGACGCTGATGGTAATGCAAACCAAGTATTAACAACAGATGGTGCAGGTAATATAACATTTGAAGATGCAGGTGGATTAGCCGCATCAACTACACCAACACTAACAGGTGCTGCTACAGCATTCCAAGGATTAAACTATGTTGTTACAGTTACTAACTACAACAGTGCTTATGTTCCCAACAGTCAATTCCGTTTAGAAATAACTAAAGATAGTGATAGTAGTGTAGTAAACACACCACAAGACTTTACAGACAACGGTGATGGAACATTTACTGTAACAATTTCAGGTAGTGCAGCAACAGGTGCCCACACTGTAAGAGTTAAAGGTCAAGACTTTAACAAAGGTGAGAGTGCAGAAGCTACTATGACTTTGGACATTGATGCAATCAGCTTTACCAAACGCTATTGGAGATTAAAAGACTTTGATGGTGGCCCTACAGGCACTGCAGGTAATAGCAGTGTTATGGTAGCAGAGTTTCAATTGTTTAGTGCTGCCAGTCAAGGTGGAACCAAGTATCCAACAACCATGACAAGCAATACTGCACCAACTCCATTTGTTGCAAGTGGACAAGGTTATTATACCCCATCAGGTGACACCTACAATTACTTTAGAGCATTTGATGGCAACGCATCCAACAGTTTCTATTGGAACTTGGGAACAACTAATATGGACACAGACTATCTAGCTATTGATTTAGGTTCAGCTCAAACTATAAACAGTTTTAGTTTTACAAGTGGAAACAATGTATCATACGTTGGTAAGTTTGCATTATATCATGCCACACAAAGTGACTTTAGTGATGAAACATTGGTTCAACGGTTTGAATGGACAAGTGCATCTCAAACAATAACATTTGGATAAGGAGTAGAATATGAGTATGAAACAACAATGTCAAGACGCAGTATACAACTATGTAGATGCACAGACACAACGTAATGCCGCATTAACAGGTGAACACAAAGAATATGTGTGCCTAGTGCTACAACTATTACGTGATGAATACCATGCACAACTAAATGCAGGTGCTACAGAGTTTGTAGTTCCAGATGGTATCAATCTAACACTAACAGATGAGTGTCCCTGGTAATGGGAACAATCAAACTAAAAAGAGGAACAGGCTCACCAGCAGGTAGCTTGGAACAATATGAAGTTGCAATGGATGTTGCAGCTAAAACCCTCTATACAAGCAGTGATGGAAGTGATGCAGTTATTATTGGCAATAACACTGAATACTTCTTAGCAAACAATACCGTAAGTGCATTAGCTACAACCGGAATAACTAATGAAACGCCTACATACTCTGGTGTTATTAAATCAATCAGACAAAACACAGCACAAAACTTTGTGTTAACAGGTGCAGAAATTGTCAGAGACTTAGGCAGTGATGGAGCTGTAGCAGGTAAAGAGGCTAGAACAGCGTCAATAGACTTTAGTGTTCACAGTGATAATACCAATACAAACAACGCTCCAGCAGACATTTATGCAGGCGGCATTTATGGTGGGTCAGGTTCAAATGATGGAAGCAGTCCAAACTTTCTGGCTTGTTTTGCATATGATGATGGTATTAATAGCTTTAGTAAACCAGTTATATGGGAAGGCACTAAGGATCAATTTGAGATTAATCCCAGGATTAAAGCCAATGATGGAATGGACATAGAAGATCCTGATGCAGACTTAAATGATGCAGTAATAAACATCAAAGTAGATCAAAGTGGATATGAGAGAGCACAGATAATGTGTGAAGATTCAAATGGTAAAGCATTCAGTATAGTAGGTGAAGTTGATGATGTTAACCAAAACAGAGACAAGTTTATTGTTTCACTAGATCCAGACAACAATCATTCACCAAATAATGTTACAACCTTTGCTGGTGATTATGGTGTATACTATCTTAAAGAATATGGAAACATAAACAACCCTAGTATAGAAATGAATGTGTTTGGTGCCAAAGATGCTTTCAAACTAAGAGTATTTGATGACTTCAATGGTGGTACTGATTCTTATGATTACAGGCCAATGGAAATATATGCCGAACAATTGTCAGTAAGGGCCAGAGATGCATATAACTCTGATGTAGAAGTATTAAAAATAGATCAAACTGAAGCACAGTTTCAAGTGCCAATAAAGAATGCAAACCTAAGTGCAGACCCCTCAAACCCTGTAAACGGTTGGCAGTATTACAACACTACAACACACAAGCTAAGGCTATATGCCAATGGTGCGTGGGTTGACTTAAACTAAGTAAGGAGTTCTACCATGAATGAAAATGCGGACAACACTGAGGACAAACAGGAAAAAGTCAAAGGAAGACCACCTATTAAAGTAGACAAAGCTGTATTACGCAACCTATGTGAAATACAATGCACTATCAAAGAAATAGCCTACGTTTTAGGCGTGAGTGTAGATACGTTAAATAGGAACTATAGGGATGTTATTGATGAGGGCAAAAGCCAAGGTAAGATAGCATTACGTAGAGCACAGTGGAGAAACGCTATGGAAAAGAACAATGTTACTATGCAGATATGGCTAGGTAAAAACGTTCTTAACCAAACAGATGCTCCATTAGATGAGGAAGCGGGAACTATATTACCGTGGACAGACTAAACTAAAAGGAAAGCTATTATGAGCAAACAAACAGATCACAAGTGGGCAGAAGTCACAGAACAGAATGCAAAAGATATTGTGGATATTAAACATAGTATTGACACTATCAAAGACAATCACTTGAGACACTTGGAAGCTGATATGTGCAAGCAAACCAAAGCAATAGAAAAGATTGACAATAGAATATGGTGGGTATTAGGCCTGCTTGTTGTGTCAACAGTAATAGGGATGATTAAAAATGGCGTATAAAAAGAAGAAAAAAGGTAAGAAAAAGTATTCTAAATAAAAGGGGAAGTATTATGAAAAAACATTTAAAAGATAAAAGAGTTTGGGCAGTTGTGGCAATAGTTGCAATCAGCTATTGGCTCTGGACTACATACAACACTGTAGCAGCAATATAAATGAAAATAACCCCCAACAACCTAGATGCATGGAGGATAATCCCTAGGCTACTAATACTATTCTATATGGTTGTATTCTACAACTCTACACAATGGTTTATGGCTTTAGAAAATCCTAGCAATGCACAAGCTGGCTTTATATCAACTATAGTTGGTGCAGGTGCAGCTTGGTTTGGTTTATACGTAGGTTCAAAAAGCAACAAGGAAAAGTAATGAAAAGACACATGAACAGTGACCATTGGGATACCAAATTGGATCAACCAGATGGTAAAATAAAAACACAACGCTTGGAAACAATATTTGTAGAAGGCGGACAAGTTAAAAGAGAAACAGTAACAAGACAGTTCTTTAGCAACG